CAATCAATGGAGATGACGAACTCGCTGTTAGGACTGAACTGGTTGGTGGCATGGGTAAGTACGGTCGCCTTCTTGGTTGGTTATATATCGGAGATGCAGAAGTATCACTGAACGAACAGATGATTGAAGAAGGTTACGCCTGGGCATACGATGGCGGAACCAAACAAAAGAACTTTGAAGAACTACGTGAGATTCGTAGAGCACACGGATCTCTTATTGAATAATGCTGACCATTTTTAATCATGTAACTGCCTTCTGGTCAGTGGTGGTAATGAATTGCATCCAACCCGCGAACTGGCAATACTGCTATCGCGTAGATGAATGGTTGCTGCCTGAGTTAAGTCAGGGAGTCCAAATATATTTTGATAAGAAAATGGACTTTTTGTATAAAAGCGAACGTGACTACCTAGATAAGGTAGCTAATTAATTTCTCATGAAATTCTTTTTCGCACTACTCGCTACACTTTTTCTTGCTGCACCTGCTTGGGCTGTAGATGTCATGATGGGTGCTGATGGCAACCTAGTATTTGATCCAGCAGAGGTTACTATTTCAGCAGGAGAATCAGTTCATTTTGTCAACAATATGCTACCACCTCACAACGTAATTGTCGAGGATCATCCTGAACTAGATCACGAAGCACTCGCATTGATGCCTGGTGAAGAGTTTGATGTAACTTTTACCGAAGCAGGTGACTACACATACTGGTGTGCTCCACACAAAGGTGCAGGCATGATTGGTACAGTACACGTTGAATGATAAATAAATATGGATCCAAATTTATAAATGGTTATGAAAAAGTTTCTACCATTTGCTATGCTTCTGATGACCGCTACTGCTGCTAACGCTGGTGGACTTGTATCATCTCATTCTTCCAGTGTTCAACTAACTGTTGATGCTGCAAGAACTCAGGCAACCAGAATTGGTTCCTCGTTCAGTATTTCAGGTAGTAATATTGATACTACGGACGGATCAACTGCTGGTGCTGTATCTGCTGGCACTATCACCTCTGGTGTATACAACCCTGGTACTATTACTGCTACCCAGGACACTGCAGGTGCAGCATTTAGCTTTAGTCAATCTTATACTCAAGGTGATGCTATTCCAACTAGTGCTGCTTCTGTTGGTGCTGTTCCTAACTTCGGTTCAGTTCTTTCCTATGGAGCAGGAACTGCTGGTGATCTAGCAGGTACTGTAACAAGTGCTGGTGTTCTAACCGTAACTGCGGGTGGAGCTGGTACAAGTGCTACTGGACAATTCGTTTCGGAGATCACAGTTATCGACTGAGGTATATCATGGATCGTCTCAAAGAGGCAATCGGTCTTGGTTTAATTTTAGGTGCATTTCATGGAGCGGCGCAAGCCGTTCCTGTTGTGCCTAACTTTACACAGGGCTCGATGACTAGCCATACAGAAACAACACAAAAAATTACTGAAACCATCAATTCGATGGACTATAACACAGGATATCAATACTCTGCTACGGGTAGTGGTGTTACTGCTAATGGAAACCTGTCACCAGGGACAGGAACAAATAATGTAACTATCGATGGAGTGACATCAACATGGACAGGTGTGACGAACAAACCTCAATTCGTACAAACGACACCAGGAGCAGCGTTTCAGTTCACAGAAACGTATCAAGGTCCTGGTTTAAGCAACCATACAATTATCGAAAGAACAACAGAGGTTACAAGCATAACCGACACTACATCAATCTTCTCGCAATAGGTATTACCAGTGTATTCTTCCCGACTCAAGCACTGGCTAATGTTGGTGGTGTTAGCGCCACAGCTGCTCCTGTTGCTAACTCTAGTGGTTCTGTTACAAATCAAGCGATACAAGTATTACAAGGACCATATATCACCAACACCTACGGGTCAGGAATCCAATGTCAAGGACCCACTAGAAATTTCACCCCTTACGTAACAGGATCTGTTTCTTCACAAAAACCATTTGAAGATTACTATGATACTCCTGTCTATGACATGAGAGATTTGACTGGTGATTTTGATGATGAAGGAAAACCAATTGGAGATGGAGCACCTGATAATCCAGGCGATATTTTATACTACCAACCGACCAGAACTGGACAAAAAGATAACTACAATCTTGGCATTGGTTTCTCTATGACATGGAGTACACCAACTGACAAGAAAATGCAGGCGTTATGTAAGCAAGCAGCACAAGCAAGCATCGAAATGATGCAACAACAAACTGCTAATAAAAGATTGGATTTTGAGATCGCGAGACTCAAGAATTGTGGGGATTTGATGTTGCGTGGAATCCAATTCCACCCCAAGAGTCCTTACTATAAAGTGTGTGCTGATGTCGTGGTAAACAATCCACCAGGGCATAGTCATCCACACGTCCATGCTATTCCTTCTTCTTCTTCCTCCTCGGAAAGTAAGAACGAAGAACTTTCACAGCGTGGTTCATCTGACGCTGCTCTGCTCGGCGCTCCCCTGCAGACAAAACTGGGGGCTTCTTACCCCTTATCGAGGCAATCTTCTTCACCACTTTCTTCGTCACAGGTTTCACCGCTCTTAACAAAAGATCAGCAAGAGGTTTTGCAAGCAGTGCCGAAGTTGTCGCAATAACAGCAACACCACCGACCTGTACAACCTGCCCACCACTAGGAAGTCCCTCTACTATTTGTCTTGGTAGGGGGACTTCTTCTGTTATCTGGACACAAGTCTTATCGATGAGTTCATAACCAGTAACTCTCTCCCTAAACCCGTTGACATATGTTCCTACAGGTTCCTGTGCTTGCTGCACTTTAGTAGGACATTCTATCTTTGCAGTAGTGATAGGTGGATCTGTCTTGGGTGGTTTAACTTCTGGTGTTTCTGGTGGATCTGGTGTCTTAGTTTTTGGAATCGGAGCAGGCTCCGTGATGATCATCTTGTTTGGTTCAAAGCGAATAGGATTGAAACTAGGAACGCCAGCATCGCAAAACGTAACCAGTCCATCTGGGTCGTCGGATTTGATCTGATTATTCTTTGGATTATTCGTTTCATGTGCTTCTACACATCCAGGGATGTCCACGATAGGAACACCAATATCTATCGTTACTGGTGGTGCATAAGGTATTGCAGGTGGAGAATATTCAACTACATCAGTAATCCTCACATCAGGAATATCTAGACTCCTAATTCTAATATCTTTGATTTCCATTAGCAATCATTAAATACACTACCAACTTGTGAACCCAATTCGGATCCTGCTTTCTGTCCTAGGAGCAATGCCCAACCACCTGCCAACCATCCCACGTAGGGGATGCTAGAGACCGCTGGAACGACGACACCAGCAGCTATGCTAGTTCCTGCCATCGCACCTTGTGATCGTGCTCCAGCGTCCGCCGCGATGCACTCTGCGCTTTTTACATGCTTTCCCTCAACGTCCAGTGTTGAGGCACCTCCCATATTACGAGTACCCTCCATAGTATATTGATCACGACGATACTCTGTTCGCTGCTCAGTTCCTCCGCCAAAGAAACCTTTCTTTTCACGATCAAGATCTAGAGATCTTTCCGACTCTAGAACTTTAGGATCATTAGCACGATATTCGATGCGATAACCCTCTTTGCCTGCTTCGATTGTATACGATGAGTAAGGACCACGGGGAAGATTAATCGTAGGAACTGACGGCGGTTCTGCCTTCCTATCAATCAGGTAACCAAGAAGACCTAGATGTGAAATGGCAAACAATGCACCAGCAGTGGTGATGATTATTTTCCATCCAGATGGTTTCTTAGTTGGTTCTGATGTTGCTGGGATATAATCTTCCTTCTCGTGGTTGAATATACTCATGGGAGTTTGGGGATAGCAGGACCAGTGACTTCTGGTACTTCGGGGATAGCACCATCAAGAAGACCAGGGAGAGCATCAGTGATGCCTTCAGTAATAATCTCAGTGAGACGTTCTCGTGCTTCTGCTCTCCATGCATCTTCATTAATAACAACATAAGCACCCCCACCGATGACTGCCAATGAGGTCAGTCCCGACAGGAGTGCGATAACGTTAATCAATTTTTGCATCTTTCTTCTCCTCAACTTTCTTTTCTTCGTTTTCTTTTTTCTTGCCCGTCTGGACGCCGAAGGTAGCTAAAGTCGTTGTGAAGACCGAGGCTATAAAAGTTGGATCGATCTGTTTCTGTTGCAAACCAGGGATAGTTACATAATTAAGTGTAAGAATCGCTGCAGACCACGACAGAATAATAACACGTACCAGCGCAGACAGACCTTCGTCTGCCCAATCAAATCTATCCTTTAGTGGCTTCTTCTCTTGCTTAGAAGGAGTTTCTGCCATGAGATAAATTGTGAGGCAATGCTATTTATGAAAGAGTGCAATAAAATATTCTGCATCCACCACAACCAGTGGTTTCTTCCTATTCTTTTTCATGACTACGATGGGTTCATAGTCACCAGAATTCTCACACGCTTGCTCGTAGGCATCCCAAACGTTCAACCTTTCTACGTTCTTACATTCAATTGAGTGGGGAAACTTTTGTCTTGCTGCCCGTGCCATGATGAGATCCTCACCACCAGCACCCATAGACCTAGACTCGATGTCCTCAGGATGAACATCGAGCATTTCAATCAGTTTCTGCCTCACCCACTTCTGGAGGTTCCTGCCCTTTGCCTTTGCGCTTTGCGTCTTCATGCCATAATGCCCAATTAATTACCGCGTCGTTCCAGTCCCCGTCCCATGGGTCTGGGAAAGGGAGTATTTCAGTTTTATCGCTCCCAGAATGAACGCTTCTGCTAGACTCGATGGTCCCAGTCTCAGGATCTGCCAGTGACTGTCTGGCAGATTCGGATCCTGTAGTGCTTTCTTCTTCCACTCTGGGAGTTCTTTTTCTGTCATAGTTGAAAACCAGCGAAAGTATTTTCCTCAACATCTTGTGTAATGCCCCCAATAACATACGACTCGACTTCCGTCTCTTGGGGTGCCACCTGCAGTCCTTTTGAAGACAACCAATGCTCTGTCCAAGGCAGAGGATTAGTATTCAATGGTACGTCGAACATCGGTTTCAAACCGATCGACTTCATACGGCGATTAGCAGTCCATTCAACATACTTCTGTAGAAGTTTGGCATTGAGACCAATCATAGATCCATCTTTGAAAAGATAATCTGCCCAAATAGTCTCTTCTTCTACACATTTTCTGAACATCTCATAGACGTTCTGCTCCTCTTCCTTAGCGATCTCGACCATATCGGGATCGTCACCCTGCTTCCACTTGTTAAGAATGTTTTGAGTGATGGTCATATGCTGTGATTCATCTCTCGCAATGAGAGAAATGATCTTAGCGTTGCCCTCCATCTGTTTGTTCTCGCCAAATGCAAAAGAACATGCAAACGATACGTAAAAACGAATGCCTTCTAGTATATAGACATTTGCTACGGCACGATACAATTTTCGTTTGAGATCTTTGAGTTCCCACTTAGCAGTTGGAGAATCTTTGAAGTCTTCCTTCCACATATTGCCTGTATCATACAGGTGTGCTGCTTGTAGGAACTCATCGTATGCCTTGGTTACACTAGTTGCTCTCTCAAGGATCTTATCATCTGTGATGATTTCATCAAAAACTTCTGAAGGATCAGGATAAACGTTCTTAATGATATGAGTATATGAGCGACTATGAATCATTTCCATAGTCTGCCAGATATTCATTGCTGACTCAAGTTCGGGTAGGCTGCAATAAGGCATGAAAGCCATGCCAGGACCACGACCTTGTACGGAGTCAAGCATGATCTGATACTTGAGGTTCGACGTAAAGATGTGCTTCTGTTCTGGACGGAGTTGTTGATAATCGGCACGATCTTTCTGTAGTGAAACTTCTTCAGGTCTCCAAAAGAAACCCAGCTGTTGCTGAGTTAGTTTATCGAAGACTGGATATTTAAAATTGTCATATCTTTGAACTCCAAGTGGAGCACCAAAGAACATATGTTGCTTAGTGGTATCCACTTGAGTTTTATTAAAGACGGTCATGCCGTCGATCTTATTATTGTCTTCGTTACTAACTCTAAATTGCACAGCTGTCACAAGCTTCCTCCTCGGTGTCTAAAATTTGGTTGAGAATATCTTGAATTGATTGTTCTTCTTGCGGTTTCTCTTCTACTTCATCACTCTTACTATCATAGGTGTTTTGATAGTACGAAGTTTTCCAACCATACTTATATGTAGTTAAAAAATCACCTGCCATAACTGATACTGGGATCTTATTTTCAGGATAATTTTCTGGATTGTAACTCCAGTTACCAGAAATTGCTTGGTCAAAGAATTTCTGCATAACAGCAACTACATGGATGTAACCTTCGTTACTCTTCATGTCCCAGAGCAGTGTGTAATTGTTCTTCAGTTTATTATATTGAGGAACAATCTGCTTAAGAGGTCCTTTCTTTGATTTTTTAACGGACAAGTAGTCTCTAGGTGGTTCGATGCCGTTTGTTTCGTTTGACACAACGGAACTGCTCTCCGAAGGCATCTGTGCGGACAGCGTGCTGTGTCGCAATCCGTGTTCGGAGATAGATACTCTAAGAGTCTCCCAGTCATAGTTCAGTTCTCCTCCACAGATTTGATCGACTTCACGCTTGTAAGTGTCGATAGGGAGGATACCTTCTGCATATTTTGTTCTATCGAAATAACCACACTTGCCTTTCTCCTTGGCAAGGGTGTTGCTCGCTCGCAATAGATTGAACTGGAAAGACTCAGTGAGGTCATGGACGAGTTTCCATGCTGCGGGGTCGTCATACTTAACTCCGTTACGTGCTAGGTAATGAGCAAGACCAATGTAACCAACTCCAAGAGAGCGACGATTCTTTGTACTGACTTCTGCTGCTTTGACTGGGTAGTTTTGATAGTCAATTAGTTCTTCTAGACCACGAACAGCAAGGTCACATAGTTCTTCCATCTCATCCAGAGACTTCAGTTTTCCTACGTTAACTGCAGACAGAATACAAAGTGCAATTTCGCCTTCACCATCGATATGTTGTAGAGGATCTGTAGGAAGAGTGATTTCTTGACACAGATTACTCATGTTCACTTTATCTTTGAAGGAGGAGTGAGAGTTACAATGATCGATGTTCATGATATATAGACGACCAGTCTCTGCTCTCTCCTTCAGAAGCGCAAAAATAAGTTCTTGACCGCCAATAGATCGCTTCGGAATTGATCCATCAGATTCATACTGGCGATAGAGATCATCGAACTCAGGAGTACCAAAAGCATCATACAGACCAGGAACATCGTGCGGACTGAAGAGGGTGATGGGTTCGTTTTTGATGAATCGTTCATAGAACAACTTAGAAATTTGAATGGAATAATCTAGTTTACGGACACGATTGTCTTCGGTTCCTTTGTTATTCTTCAGGACGATGATGTCTTCGATTTCTTGGTGCCAGATTGGGAAGTGGACAGTCGCGCTTCCACCTCGAATGCCATTTTGAGTGCAGCATCGGACAGTGCTCTCAAACTTTTTGAGGAATGGAATAACACCCGTGTGCGCGACTTCTCCACCTCGGATTTTACTGTTGACGCCACGGATTCTGCCTGCGTTGATGCCGATTCCCGCACGTTGTGCAACGTATTTGCCAATTGCCATATCACTGCTAAAGATAGAATCGAGGGTGTCATCAGAATCAATAAGAACACAGCTAGCAAATTGTCGAAGTGGAGTTCGCACTCCTGCCATGATAGGTGTGGGAATGTTGATTTTGTGTTTGGAGATTCCATCGTAGTATTTACGGACGTACTGAAGTCTTGTTGCCAGAGGATAGTCGGCAAACAGCGTCATGGCAATAAAGAGATACATGTACTGAGGAGTCTCGTACACTTCATTGCTGCTGCGATCTTGGACAAGATACTTATCGACTACTTGACGGAGACCTGCAAAGGAAAACAGGTAGTCTCTATCATGATCAATCCATGAGTTAATCTTAGTCCAATCCTCGTCGCTATACTTATCTAGGATTTCTTCATCGTAGACCTTGTTAACTGTCACATTATACAATGCAACATCATATGGAGTGGGCATACCATCAACCCACACTGCTTTGTTGAAGACTTGCTTACGAAGGGAGAAGAGCAGCAAACGTGCAGCAACATACTGGTAGTTTGGAGAATCCAAACTGATCAAATCACTAGCAGAACGTACAAGAATCTCCTGAATGTTCTCTGTAGTAATTCCATCATGAAATTGGATACCAGAGTTCATCTCAACCTGACTCGCAGACACGCCTGAGAGACCCTCACACGCCTCCTCAACCATCTTATGGATCTTATCAAGGTTCAGGGGTTCAACAGACCCGTCACGCTTTACTACGTTGATTGTGCTCATACCTTTTTCCATTCGTTCAGTTTAAGAGTTGCTTCTAGTCCGCTGTAAGTATTAGATTCTACCAGAGATTGAACGTCATGTCCAGCAAGTACCATGTCGTTCAGGTCTTTTTCTTTAATTGTCTTGGGGAAGATGACTACCTTATTTCCACATTTGATCGCTGTCTCAATTTTATTAACAATCTCTCTGCTTCGTGGTTCGTTGTCGTAGGTGTATACGAACTGATAATCATAAGAGCGCAGGTCAACATCGCTGCCACACATAGCAATAGCATTGGTAAGGAAATGACTGTCAAATGGTCCTTCTGTGACATATACAGGTTGCGATGGGTCAATACGATCTAACCCATACACTTTGGGTTTATCGTCGTCAAGCATAATTGTAATGTATCTGATCTTTGCCTTTGGCGCAAGAGATCTTCCCTGGAAACCAAACATGGTTCCATCTTTATCCCTCAATGGGATTATGATTCGTGGACTATCTTGTCTCAGATTGTCAAATGTCTTCTTCTGTTCGTTAGTCCACGCCTTGAATTTAGGGCAATAGTAAAAACTATTCAGGTCTTCAATTTTTCGATTCTCTAGGTATTGTCTCGCGGGGTGAGAGTTATTTAGCACAGAAACAGGTTGCAAACCTACCTGTTTTGATGCTTTGAACACAGGTTTTTTGAAATCAAACTTTGGTTCTGGAGTTTGAGAATTTTTCCCAGTCAAACCCTCGCGATATCGTTCCATGACATACTGATCATGGAGATACGATGCCTGATCTTTCAGGAAGTTTGTAAAAGTTCTGCCTACTCCGCAGTTGTGGCACTTGTAAACAAAGTCGTTCTTAACTTTGAACAGATACCCACGAGCTTTGTTCTTGTGCTTTCTAGAGTCGCCACAATAAGGGCAACGAAAATTGTACGTTCTATCATTCTTCTTAGTAAACTTGTCCAGTTGCGGAGATACTAGACTGATATACTTTGTGTCAAGATAACTCACGGACGGACGTACTCACTTCGCCCATGATAGCACCATTCGTAGTGGGGGTCAACACCTTTATCATAGGTGGGACCACTTGTAATACTGCCACAAGGGTAGCGAGGACTGCTCCTGCACCGATAACAAAGCGGGCATTCGTATCAACTTTTTTCTGAATCGTAGTAATTCTGCCATGGATAGTTTCAGTATCTTTTTCATGACGTTCTTTGATCTCCTCAAGCATCTTGAGGATTAGATCGTCAGTTCTTTCACTTTCATCTAGGCGTCCTTCATGGCGCTCCAAGATAATAGCAATTTTGTTGCTATTATCCGAGATAGTCCCGACTGCTTTCTCAAGTTTGTCAAGCATCTCTTTGGAGAGATCTTCATAAATGCTCAGTTTGCTCTCTAAAACTGCTAATTTACCAAGACCGAATGCCATGATCAGACATTCCTTACTGCAAAGTCAAGAGCAGACTGATAGGTCGATGCGTCTTTGTTGAGCATGTAGCGGAACTGCTGTTGCTTGGGTTCATCCAGTTGTGCATAGCAAGCAGCAATGCGCTTGGCGGAGAAGTTGTCTAGGTTCTGGGAAGTTCCATCAGAAAAATCAATCTTAGCAAAAGATGATTCGCCATTAGGATTGAGTTCCTGGGTTGCAACCTGGAGAGCAACTTCGAGTGCGTCGGTGTTTTCAGTAATCATGTTAGTAGTCACTTCAGTTTCTTCTTTAGATAGTTTCTTAGTTTGCTGTCCTGCCTTCTTCTTGAAGTCAGCAAGACGTGCTTTCATAAGAGTGTCCATTTCTTTGGACTTGTTCTGCATCTTGACTTTAGCGTCTTGACGCTTCTTCTGCAGATCCTTCTGGCGATTAAGTTTCTTGCCTTGCTGGATCTGCTTCTGTGCTCTCTCAGTTTCTGAGGGCACTGCTTCAGAAATAATTGTTTCTTCTACTTGTTCCTTCATCTTTCTTTTATTGATACGAGAGAGCATAGACTTTGCACCAGATGTGCGACCATCAACTTTGTCTGCAGACTTCTTTCTGCGCTTCTTTGTGTTGACAAATACAAACGCAGGCGGCATCGAGAGACCTGATCCGTCTCCTGCCATCATTTCATTCAGATTAGATTCAGTTCCTTCAGACATTGTTGATCGACGTTATCGGTGAGTGATTCTGGCAAACGATTTAAGAAAAGCATAAATGCTTTTAGGTAATTCCAATGCGTCGCCTCTGTCTTATAAAAGAGCAGAGGCGTTGCTGCATCGCCAAACACATTATACATTACGATAATGTGATTAAGAATCAGGTGGGTTTTTAATTCACCCGTGGATTCATAACGTTTGAACAAACGTTTGATATACCTGATTCTATTTAGATCCTCTTCAAAATCGCTGTACGTGACAGACTGAGGATTATTATAATTTTGAATAGCGAAGAACATCCAGTTTTCTGGAGTCAATTCATTAATGAGCATTTATCACGCAGTAGTTACAACAGCGGTAGCAGAGATTACTTCAGCAGCACCATTGGTGGAGTTGATCTTGACGCGGTAGGAACCAGCATCAGACTCAGCATATGTACCAACATCATATGTGGTAGAGGTAGCACCAGCAACGTCCTTCCAAGAACGACCAGACTTCTTCTGCCACTGATAGGTGAGTACGGAAGCATCACCAGGAGGAGTTGCGATAGCAGTAAGGACCAGTTGTAGAGCGGCACCAACAGCAACAGCAGTATCAGCTGGTTGTGTATTAATGGTGATTGCTACAGAAACGTCTGCTGCTGCAGCATCGTCTGCCTGGGTCTCATTAGCGTTGAGATCAGGACCAGCAATGGTTACCAGCATCTCTGCCTTGTGACGGGTGTTACCTTCCGTATCGGTATAGGTAAAATAGGACCACCAACCAGGAGCATTCAGACCGCGTGCTTTGTTCTCCGCGAGTGCTGCTTCTGTGTCGTCAATGAATAGGATTTGTTTTGCTTGGGACGATGCAGACACTCCACGACCAGCTTTGGTCTTGTTAGCATTGCTGTCCGTTCTTCCGTATAAGGACATTGGATCTCCAGTAGACTATTTTATTCTAAGATTATTTATAAAAAAAGGGGACTAATGTCCCCTGGTATCACTCGGATGCTTCTTCTTCTCTTGCAAGAATTGCCTTCTCGACAACCGCAAGGAGTTCGTCATCCATGGTGGTCTTAGTTAGTGTGACTGCTTTGCGTAGGATAACTAGGCAGAGTTCAACTAGTTTTTCACCGAGTTCTTCGTTATCAGGGATAGCGGAAACAGCATCTCTTACAATTTTGGATGCTAGTGGGAGTAGAAAAGCGAGCATGATCTTAGGGCATAGAGCATGAATTATTTATTCTTGTTCTTGTGCTTCCAAGCAGTAGCATATGCGATGGACTTCTCATCATCAGTGAGTTTGCCATCTTTAGCGTATGATCTCTTAATATGTTTGATCATACGCTCATACTTTTTTCCCTTCGGTGCCTCTTCTTTGATCTTTTTCTTTTTGCCAGTAGGTTTGGGTTCAGGTTCGCCGTCGTCGATCTCAGGCATCACCTCAACCACTGGCTTCTTCACTTTTTTTCTGCTTCCTCCTTCATCTTCTTCTTAGAAGAGATGATCTTGGAGACCTTCTTGCGACGTGCTAGAAGATACTTGTCAGACTTATCGTGGTCACCATCGTTGTCGATGTCCTTGTCTTCCTTACCAACGGGATCGAGTTTCTTTTCTTGAATCTCTTCTTCCTTGACGCAGTTAGGAACAGACTTGCCACCCTTCATCTTGGTGCCCTTTGCCTTGTAACCTTTCCAGCAGGTGCTAGCGCCGACATTCTTACGTGCCTGCTTCATGCTGCCTTCTTCGAGAGTCTCCTCTGCTTCAAAGACATACTCAACACCATCGAGTTCAAACGATACTGCTTCTTTCTTAGCAGTCTTTGCTGCCTTCTTGAATGCATCCTTAGCAGGATAGTCTTCGCTGCCTGGTTTTGCAGGTGCTTCACCACGCTTTCTCTTAGCATGGATGTTTGCATAGAGACCTTTCTTTGCTTCAGCAATCTCAGTCTCTTCTTTCTTCATTTTCTTATCTTCCGTCTGACAGCGGGAGCACCCCTCCCCTCCGCAATGAGAGCAGCAATCACCTTTTGCCTCCCTTGCAACCACCTTCGTGGTGTCTTTAATCTCTGCTCCGT